GACGCGGACAAACAAGCCAATGTGTCCGGTCGTACGACTTTCCCGCCGTATACGAATAACCCATCTACATTTACGCCACGCCGTTTCTCAGGTTCTTTTATTCTGATATCCCCGTTAATCGCCACAGCTAATGCCAGGCTCGAAGGAATACCAGCCATGATCTTATCACTCGTTCCCTTTGTCCCACCGTAGTTGGCTACATTCTGGGATTCATACAGGGTAAAGTTCCTCACCGGCCCAATCATTCCATTTTTCAGGGTTGCATTGTTATCGGTAAGTTTCGATATCGATGAATTCCAGAGGTCTTCTTTCATCCAGGGCGGTATTACCATCCAACGATTTTCTACCGGAACGCCAGCGTCTGTCATATACCGCCCTACTTTGCCAATATACTCAACGACATTTCCAGCCGATACTTCTATTGGTGTCTCTGAGGTTCCAATGCCGGTTGTAATTCCCGCCTGTGTCCAGAGTCCTGCAAGGAAATTATCAATAGTATTCGCGGCCTTATAAGCACCACGGCCCATGTATTTGTCCTGCAATTCCGGCTTTACAAACATCGAATCGATCTGGTCGATGGTGAACGCAAAATACTTCTGCTGATCGATTTTCAATGTCAGGGCAGCCCCATCAAGGGTCTGAAATGTCATGTCAGTATATTTTGTGTAATCCCCTACAGTGATATCACCGATTTCATTAATCTGTACTGTTCCGCCGATCTTGGCTTCCCCTTCAAAGTCCCTGTTGGCTACAAAGCCATAAACAAGAGCTTTCCGGAGTGCCTCAATAACGAAGGCAGACAATACTTTTGGTATAAAATTTTCTAAGCCCATGTCTCCTCACTTCCAAGCGTTAAGCCTGAGTCCACTCCTGCCCATTTATAGCAGTCATGGATTCCATGATTTTTTGCTTGTTCTTAATAATATCTTCTTGTGACATGGCTTCAATTTCAGCTTTAGTAAAAAGACCTTCAGGCGGGTTCCCATTCGGCGGTGTTCGGGTAGTAACTTTATCAGCTACCGCCTTCTGTGTAACCGCTTCAATTTCCGTCTTCATTTCGTCAAGGTTGGCTTTACTTATTTCAAGAGTTTCACCCATTGCACGGGGAACAAACGTTTCCGACATCCCAATTGTTTTGGCATAAGTTGTTAAATCGCCTTTCAGTTGTAATCGGGTTCTTTCTTCTTTTCCAGTTGCATTTTCCTGTTCTAATGCTCGAAGTCGTTTGTCCTTTTCATCCTCGGGTGGATGCTCTTTGTTATACCGTTCCGTGTATGTTTTATCGAGGTTATTTTCCTTCCATGTCTCAAGAGCTTTCTCAAAATGTTTGTCATTTTCAGCCTGTAGGAATTTCTTCCCTTTGTCGCTCCCGAGATACGCAAGAAACTCAGCCTCGACATCTACGTGCGGTTTTGCCGCCTCAACGATTGTCTTTATAATAGCTTCGTCTTTGCCATGATCCTTTAAAATCTCTTCTAACTGTTTCTTCGCTTCTAACGGTTCCATATTTCTAATTACTCCTTGTTCCCTGGATTACTTGTACCCTGGAAACTTCATGAGGTAAGTTTATCATATATTGACGTAATGTCAATAGCATTGTTTTTTTATGGAAGTACTATCTTTTTGATACCGGCTTTTTTCAATACTTTATTTAATCCCTTTACCCTGCGCGTGTATTCAGGAGTTGAAACAAGAATGTCAGTATTCCAATCCCCGCCTTCATCTATCTCAGGTCTACCACAACCGCACATCCAGAAAAAGATAAAAGCACAATTATTATCATAGTAGGATACTGATACCATTTCTTCACCACAATACGGACAGACCGGCCTTTCTTCTTCTCTTTCATCTTCCTGTAAAACCTCATCACGACCGACACAAAGCATTTCGTATTTATCGTTAGAACTATCTTTCATAGTATTCTTGTTGCAATATAATTGATTCTATCGGATGGTATTGAATTGAATACCCTTACCTCTATTATTTCATTACTGTAATCATTCCTGATTCTTATTTTATCATTTGCATTTATAGCCACTTCAAACAAATCGACAGATTCTATTTCCTCTCGTAATTGCGGGATACAATAACACAGGGCTTTCCATGGATCGAGAGAAGTGCAAATATACGGAGGTTTCCAGACTTCCGTTTTACCTGTCACGCTATTTTTATATTCATACTGTGGTATTAGGATTTTTAAGCCTGTCTGCAATATGCTCTCATTATTTTCGGAAGGACTCCAGTGATATACTCTTGTTATTGACCAATTATTGTTTCTCATTTCGGATGAATCACTATTTTACCATTCTTATTAACTGCGGTGTATCCCTGGCTTCCGGTTGGCCGTTTGTTTTTCCAGGTCTCATAATCAGTCGCCGGAATAACCCCTTGCTCTCGGGATCGCCTTACTAACATCGGCATGTCTTTAATTACTTCGATTGTAGTGCATCGGCAGTTGATTACAAATTCCGCTGTCCCGCCTTCTCCGAGTGGGCCGGATATATGCCCTGAAGGAACGAATTCACACTGAAACAGTTTAGTCTCCGGGTCCCTTATTCTGCCGTCCATAGCCTGGTGCGATTCTCTGGTTTCACCGTCCAGGGTAGCAAGCCACTGTATTTCAAGATTGTATCCTTTCTTCTCTGCCTGGTCATCAAAATAATCATGCCCTAATTGTCGCGCCCGCTGTGACTCTGTTCTGATAATCCGCTGATATTCAGACGCGGACCGGCGTTCAACGAACTTCTTTAATTCTTTGGTTATCTGTGGGTAGCTTCTTTCCTGTGCAAGGCCCGCAGTAATAACCCGGCGGATCCCAAGCAACCCGTTTTCCTTAATTCCCTTTTTTGCTATAAGAAGATAATCGTTTTTCAATGATTCGCGGATTGTCTGAATGTCAAGCTGTCCCCAGTTAAGCCATACCCCGGAGTTCTGATCTATTGACCAGCCAGACATAAAAAAGGATTCGTTGAATTGCACTTTTGCTAACTTGTCTATTATTTTATCGGATGCGGCAAAGGCTTCTTTCCATGTATCGGCAAGTGATTTTTCAAGCCCCTTCAATCTATTAAACTTTGCCATCTGTGCTTTGGTCAGCTGGTCTTTTTCTGCAAGTCTCAACAACTGCCGCCTGGTATTCTCAAGAGCGTTTTTCATCACAAGCAACAGTTCTTTTTCGGCTTGTGTTTCTACCACATTTAATGCCTGTTCAATACGTTTCCTATTTTTGAATATATCGCGAACAGGAACATATCGGTCTATTTCTGAACTACTCTTGAAAACAACCATTTATTACTCCCCGGTATTTAATGGATTTATATTGTTTACATTATTAAGATCCAAAGGTGATTTGTTCTCCAAATCAAAGGCTTTTTTCTCGTCGCCTGGATCGTCAATAAATGACATGAGGCTATAAGCTGTTTCACGGGATAACAGACCGATGGCGATTTCAAGCGTCTGCATTTCCCCGTAAAGGTCTCGCGGAAAGTTCCGGGTAAAAGTATAGGTTATCGCCGCATGGTCAAAGTCCCTTATCTCAGACATTTCTGTCAACGATGTCCAAAACTGCGTTATCAATTTGTACTGCCGATTCAGTGCTGCTATGAATTTACGCTCTGTTTCCTTACAATCATTCTCAAGATTCAATAAAGCAATCTGCCAACCTATAACCCGTTTATCGCCGCCCTGGTCTACTGACAAATCGACCGACTTGGCAAACTGATATATATTTCGGCGTGCTTCTTTTAATATGGACTGCAAGCCGTCAAAGGTTAAGTTCTTTTCCACAAACCCGATTGACCCGTCTTCACTCAACGGAAATACTCCGGTCTGTTCTATCTGTTTCATAAAGGCATCGTCAACATTCATCCCGGCACCTTTAGCCCACATATACGCGGATCGAAGCTGTTCTATCTCATTCACACCGTCAGAAAATACCCTATCATAGGCATCGATAAGTGGGAGAACCTTTTCACAGTTTCCGCGCTCTTGGGTATTATTCGGGAAGGCTATGATAGGGACACCGTCGAACCAGTGCGGCTCTTGTGTAGGCTCATGTCTGAAGTCAGGCTCAAGAACACCTTTATCATCTTCAAGGAAATAATAGACCTGTTTTTCGTCGTACCATTCTACATACAGCTTTTCTTTTTTAAGGATCTTGTTTTCGGTAGTGTTAATATCACGCACTTCGATCTTGTAATAAATCATACCGTACTGCGGCTCTCCGGTCGTACCGTCAACAAATAGAATACACTCATAAGGCGGGATGTTTTTATACTTAACTACTTTCTGTTTATTAACCATTGCGATATACAGCAACCGGAAACCGACCCCACCGAGAGAAGCCATCTGTACCATATCGCTATTACTGTCCTCGGCATTGTTCAGGTTGTGGAAGTCTTTCAGTACTTTGGAATGTGATTCGTATTTTGCCTTGTCTGGTCCTTCCAATACTTTCGGCGTTTCATCGTCTGTCTCTGGCATATAGAATTCTTTCGACAATTCTATCTTAACGGCATTTCCCATGTAGCCAACTTTCATATCTGTAATATCACCCACGAAATCATGCGGCAACCTGTTATGTGCTTTCTCATAATTGGCATATTTACGGGTCATAATCGGGACCGCTGTTTCTCGCTGATCATATCGGCCATAGATTTGTTCTACCCGATCTTTTTTCACCTTCTCGGCATCTATCAAGTCCTTGAGCATAACGCTGATTAAAATTCTATTTCCTGTCTTAATTGTTCTTATTATTTGTTCGGTCGTCTGCATATTGGCCTCCCTTATCGAGGTATCGGAACAAGTATATCAGGTATTTGCTTACCTTTCCATAGCGGCTCAACGGCATACCTGGCCGCGGCTATTGTATCATCATTAAACGGGACAAGCTCTTCTTTAAGGTTCCCGTCCTTGTCTTCTTTATATTTCGCGTTGGCAAACTCGGCCGCAGCATGTGGACACCTGGTCCTGTGGATATGTAGGGTTCTGCGTTTTAACCAGTTCACCCCTGCGATAACTGAACCATCGCCTTTTTCAGCTCCCTTGATTTGTGTATAGCCTGAATCACGGAATTCTTTAATATACGCCGGGCTTGCTGAGTCTGCATTGATTATCTTGTTTTCAAGTTTATACTGCTTTTTCATTGGTTCCATTTCAGTGATAAACTGCTGATTGGTAATCTTCTTTCTGTACAGTTCATCATGTAAATAGATTTCTTCATCCTGCATCCCGAGAAGTTCAAAGGCGTTCGCGTGATTAAAGCCATAATCCATACCATACAGTATTGTATCATAGTCCTCTAATTTTTTGTCAAATTCTTCTATCACGATATTGGTAAAAGCGAGGTTCCCGATCATACCCCATTCACCCAGGCAATAAATACAATAATACGGGTAGTCTATATCCTTCAGGTCTTCCAGCTCTTGTTTGTACTCTTCATCAAGGAAGGCGTTGTCCCGGTAGGTTGTATGACTTATAAAGACGTTCTTTTTTGGGTTGTCAAAAAAATATGCTTTTAACCAGTGCATAGACGATATCGGATTAAATGAAAGAATCATCTGTTTTGTTGTTTTCGTCTTTCCGCGTAGTCTAAGGTTTAACTGTATTAGATCAGATTGTGCTATTTCCGAGGCTTCCTCTATCCATATCTTTGTTGGTTCCTTTATAGATTTCAGCTTTTCAACATCATCCAGCCCCAGGAAAATAGCGTCGTTACCTGTTTTTTTATTCTGTATATAATGATCTGACTCCCTGATATAGAAGTCCTCATATAATCCCCACTCTATTATGAAATCCTTAACAATGGCAAACACTGAATGTCTAATTGTTTTGGCGACTTTGCGGACTATTATCCACCGTTCATATTCTTTTGACCTCGCCAATGTAGCTACTACTTTCTGGGCTATTGCATAAGTTTTACCTGATCCCGCACCGCCATAAACGACCTGAAACCTGTCTTTATTGTGTAATAGGATAGCAAGTAATCTATTTATCTGTGCTTGTATGTTCAACTTTTGGTTTCTTTTTGGATGGTGGTTTTTTCGGATCTTTAATGTTGAGCGTCAAAGTATAGTCATTATCGATATTGTCTACAGTAACAGATTCATGGGGCTTACCATCAACACGGTCATAGATGTATTTAAGCGCATAAACATCACCCTTATCCATTGCTAATTCAATAAGCTTTTCGGCTATCGCTTTTTTATCAACTCTCTCCCTCAGTGCATCGGTCAAAGTTTCGCCTTTCTTTGGCCTACCTTTGGGGTTGCCCGATTTACCCGGTTGAAAATCAGCACCACCTGTTTTTTTACCTATAGCCATCGTTCATTTATCGCTATTTATCAGCGACCCCCTAATATGCAATAGTTAATTCAAATAATAATCAACGCACAGCATTATAAATGCCGTGTCGATTAGTACTTATATCTTCCATCTTCCTGATCTTCTTATGAATAAGCCTCTTTTCTAACTTACCCATAGGCTTTAAACGTCCAGACTCCC